ATGCGTAAGATCTATGACAGTCTGTATGGTATGTTGAAACCTGCATCTATTCCAGAAGCAGTTCTTATCATTGCAAAATACATGCGTGATATTACTGTTGTTCCAGATCAAGAAATTAATCTGTTGGCATGTCTAACAGAAATCATGATGAGTTGTGAGTTTAAATGATGATCTACTTAAGTATTGCTCTCTCCGTTATTGTCATTATTATTGCTATTTCCTGATGATCCCACATTACAATTTTGATCCTAACATCACCTTTCCGATTTCTATTGCAGTAATCACGGTGCTCTGTATTTTCTACGGTATCTACCGAGGGTTCTTTGCAAACGAAGGACTCGCTGACCCATTTGATGATCACGATGACTAAAAAAAGAACACAAAACAAAGAAAACTACTACTATGTTTTTTGGGTAGTAGCCATGATTGCATTCATTGTACCTCAAGTGTACACAGCAATCGCATATCATAAACTCGCTGACATCCTTACTGATGCTATTGAGGTTAAGGTTGTTGAAGAATGAGTTTACTTAAATTTGTAGAAGAGGATGCAAAAACAAAATCACTTAGACAATTACTTCAACGCTTGGAAGGAGAACCAGCAAGGCAATGGGAATACTTCTATAAAAACAACACCAGAAAATGTAAAGGAAGCACATGAAGCATTATTTCATGCTACAATGAACTTACCTAATGCTGCAGCACATTGTGGCATGACAATCAAACAACTAAAGTTAACTTTTAGAGAGTATCTTAAATACAATGCACCAGACGATGAAATCCTATAAGACACCACTCAGATATCCTGGCGGTAAGTCTCGTGCACTTAGTAAACTGTTTCAGTTTATTCCTGACCTCAAAGGTTATAAGGAATATCGTGAACCATTTCTAGGTGGTGGCAGCGTAGCCTTGGAAGTTACTAAAAGGTATCCTCATTTGAAGATCTGGGTAAATGATCTTTACGAACCACTGTACAATTTTTGGAAAGAAATTCAAGATCACGGTCATGAAGTTAAAAACATCTTGCTCCAACTTAAACAAAGGCACCCTGATCCCGCTTCAGCAAAACAACTTTTCTTGGATGCTAAAGCGTATTTGGAAAAGGACACCACAGATACTGAAGCAATTCATCGTGCTGTTTCCTTCTATGTTGTTAATAAGTGTAGTTTCTCTGGTCTTACTGAGTCTTCGTCATTCTCCAAACAAGCAAGTGACTCCAACTTCTCCCTCAATGGAATTGAAAAACTAACTGGTTATCAAGAATTAATTGGCAATTGGAAAATTACTAACTTAAGTTATGAAGAGCTCTTCACAGATAACAGAGAAGTATTCACATACCTTGACCCACCCTACGAGATTAAGTCTAACCTTTATGGAAGGAAAGGCGATATGCATAACGGATTCTCTCATGATACCTTTGCTCTTGAGTGTGATAGGTATGCTAGCCATCAACTCGTATCTTACAATTCGTCTGCTCTTATCAAAGAAAGATTCAAAGACTGGATCGCATCAGAATTTGCACACACCTACACAATGAGAAGTGTAGGAACTTACAACACCGATCAAGCAGATCGTAAAGAACTTGTCCTTTATAACTATTCATTATGAAATGTGAAGTAAAACTTTTTAAAGCAGGCACTGTCTTCATTGAAGAAGTGATTGCTACGGATTACCAAGATGCACGTAAGGTTGCACTTGCTCGTAATCCTGGTGCTACAGTTGTGGGTGTCAATGCATCTTTTAAATAAAATGTTGACCATCTGGAAATATGCACTCGGATCATTCTCAGACGACAGAACAAAAGAATATGACAATTACGTGGTTGTGGTACGCACTGTTATATTCTTCAGCTATCTTATCACTAACTGCTTTATTATTAGCGGAGTAATCCGCCACTGGAACAATGTACCAACTGAAAGACTACCTATACAGCATCAATCAATCCAAGAAAAACATACTGGACGATGATCTTGACGCGCAGAAAAAGTATCCTGCTTACATCATTAATAGGTGTCTAAGTTCTTTTACTGATACTGTATTGTTTGCTAATGAGATGAATAAAAATCCACATCTCACAAACAAGATGCAATATGACTTTTTTATAAATAGTGTCAAGCCTAGGAAACGTTTCTCTCCGTGGGCTAGAAAAGATTCTATTGATTATCTTGACGTAGTAAAAGAGTATTATGGTTATAATGACGATAAAGCTCTCCAAGCACTCAGGATTCTCACCAAGGATCAACTAGATAATATAAAAAAATCATTGAGCAAAGGTGGTAAAAATGGGTGAGACAGAAGTCCAGTGGAAACAAACTGATATGGTTGAGGTGGTTCTTAATGAACCAGATGATTTTCTCAAGGTGAGAGAAACACTAACAAGAATTGGTGTAGCGTCACGTAAAGAAAGAAAGATTTATCAGTCTTGTCATATTCTTCATAAACAAGGCAAGTATTTTATTGTACATTTTAAAGAGCTATTTGCTCTTGATGGAAAGAAAACAAATTTTTCTTTGAATGATGTACAACGTCGTAATCGTATCGTACAACTATTAGTTGACTGGGGTCTTGTCAATATTAATGCATTGAGTCAAGAAAAAATTGCAGACCTAGCTCCTTTGAATCAAATCAAAGTATTGTCCTTTAAAGAGAAAGGCGAATGGACGCTTGAATCTAAGTACAATATTGGTCGTAAGAAACAAGAAGGCGAATAAACCGTAATCATAGTGAGGGTTTAACACACCTCTATTGATTGTGCTATAATGTTAAATATTACTGTGATGCCTTATGGGTCACATGTAAACGTCGCTTTTATAGGACAATGGTAACATTTAATTGGGAAACTTATACTCCATTCACATTAGGATTTGATGAAACATTCAGTAGACTTGAGGCTCTTGCAGGAACAAGAGATAATTATCCTCCACACAATGTCGTTAATGGATCTGATGGTAGAACAGTACTGGAACTCGCTCTTGCAGGATTTTCAAGAGGAGATATTGAAGTGGAGACAGAACGAAACGTTCTAACAGTCTCTGCTCGCAAAGCACCAGAAAACAAAAAGGAGTATGCACACAAAGGAATTTCATTTAGAACTTTCTCACGTAACTGGCAAATGGGAGATGATGTAGAGGTTGAGAGTGTAGACTTTGAAGATGGTCTACTATCCATTACATTGAAGAAAGAACTACCAGATAAACAGAAACGAAAGAAACATTTTTAAATCAAGATGGGCACTTGACGGTGCCCTTTTTTGATGCTAGACTTAAGGCTAACTCACGGAAACTATGGCTGTATCAATCGTAACTATGAAAACGGGTGATCGCATTATCACTGAGTTGAAAGAGATTTTTGATGGAGAAGGAGACGACAAAAAAGGAGTCTGTCTTCTCATGGAAGATCCATATATTCTCAACTTAGATAGTGGTCAACCACAATATCTAACAGAAGCACATGGCATGGAATACCAAGTCAGGTTTAGTAAGTGGAATCCTTACTCTCCTGATTGGCAATTTAAAATTCCATATGATTGTGTTATGACAATCAGCAGCCCTGAACCAGGGTTGGAAAATGCTTGGCAACAAAAACTTACTGAAAAAAAGGAATTAGAAAATGGCGGAACAAATTGAACAACAAAGTTTGAAAACCAATCACAATGTTCGTATTGTAAATTTAACTACAGGCGATAATGTTTTGTGTATGTTTGGTGATGTTCGTGACGATGACAACAAAGTAGTTGGATATCGTATGTTGTACCCATATACTTTGTCTCTTGGAGAAGAGAATGGAGATGGAACTATTCCTATCAACTATTCACGTTGGTGTCCTTTCTCTCCAGTAGAAGAACATCGCATGGGTGGTGAACATATTATTAGTGTGGTATTTCCCGACAATAATATTCTTGAAAACTTCGCAGCTAGACTTCGTGAAGTCGGACTAACTGACGATCAAATTTACTTTGAGGAAAAACCTAATGGAGATCAAAGCAAACCTGCTGAAGCTGCAGAATGAGTGGATCGTTGCTCAAGTTGAACCAGTTGAAGGAGACACATTACCAGGTGACCCTGATGTTTGGCTAGTTGAACCTTATGTGGTAGACTATGAAGGTCAACTATGTCCATGGGCAGAGCACTCATCTGAACGTGAATTCAACGTCAGGTCATCTGATTTGTTGGTAGTGACTAATCCTAGCAAGGTTATCCTTGCTCGTTATATTGAATGTCTTGAATGAATTTTTACACTAGTGTTGAGCAAGCAGGCAATCGTCTGCTTGTGCGTGGTTATGAAAATGGTAACAGATACAGCGTGAGGGTTCCTTTTAATCCCACGCTGTATTTGCGTAGTAAGAATTATTCTGAATGGCGTACACTTGAAGGTGATTGTGTTGAACCACATAAGTTTGGTTCTATTCAAGAAGCTCGCGAGTTCATTAAACAATACAAAGAGGTTCCTGATTTTGATATCTATGGCAACTCTCGTTTTTTGTATCAGTACATTGCTGAACAACATCCAGAAGAAGAACTAAAATTTGATAGCAGTAAGATTCGTGTCTTTACTATTGACATTGAGACTGCTGCTGAAAATGGTTTTCCCGACATTGAATCTGCCGATCAGGAGATCCTTGCTATTAGTGTCAAGGATAGTTTCTCTGGTCGCATTACTGTGTTTGGGGCTAGACAGTTTGACAACAAAGATCCTCTTGTAGATTACATGCACTTCAGATCTGAAGAAAGCATGATGGGAGCATTCCTTGATTTTTGGCAAGAGAACTATCCTGATGTAGTTACAGGATGGAACGTGCAGTTGTTTGATATGCCGTACATTCACAATCGCATCAATCGTATTATGGGTGAGAAGTTTACTAAACTTCTTTCTCCATGGAAACTAGTGTCGCAAAGAGAAATCTATATTAAAGGTCGTAAACAGTTTGCTATTGATACTCTTGGTATCTCATGTCTAGATTATCTTGAGTTGTATAAGAAGTTTACTTATACTAACCAAGAATCATATCGTCTTGATCATATCTGTTCTGTTGAACTGGGTGAGAAGAAACTTGATCACTCTGAGTATGATACATTCAAAGAGTTCTATGAGAATGACTGGCAGAAGTTCATTGAGTACAACATCCATGACGTTCGTCTTGTTGACAAACTAGATGACAAGATGAAACTTATTGAACTAGCATACACCATGGCATACGATGCTAAGGTGAACTATGAAGATGTGTTCAGTCAGGTTCGCATGTGGGATAACTACATTTATTGTGAACTGCTAAAGCGTAAGATTGCAATTCCTCCTAAGAAGGAGAGTGCTACTAAAACTGAAAAATATGCTGGTGCTTATGTCAAGGAACCGATTCCTGGATTCTATGATTGGGTGGTCTCTTTTGATCTCAACAGTCTGTATCCTCATCTCATCATGCAATATAATATCTCCCCAGAAACCCTACAAGATACAAGACACTCAACGGTTACAGTTGATAAGATACTTGATCAAAAAGTAGAGATTGATGGTGAGTTTTCTGTGTGTGCTAACGGAGCACAGTATAGAAAAGATAAGCATGGATTTCTTCCTCAAATGATGAAGAAAATGTACGATAGCCGTGTCATCTTCAAGAAGAAGATGATCAAGGCAAAGCAACAGTATGAGAAAACTCCTACTGTTGAACTCATGAAAGAGATTGCTCGCTGTAATAATATTCAGATGGCAAAGAAGATCTCTCTCAACTCTGCCTATGGTGCTATCGGTAATGAACACTTCCGTTATTATCGTCTGGCAAATGCTGAAGCCATCACTTTGTCTGGTCAGGTATCAATCAGATGGATTGAGAACCGTATGAACGAATACCTAAATAAATTGCTCTCCACTGAAAAGGAGGATTATGTCATTGCATCCGACACTGACTCAATCTATCTTAATCTCGGACCTCTTGTTAGTAAATTTTTTGGTGCTAAGTCTGGCGACAAAGCAGCAATTGTGGCAATACTTGACAAGATCTGCCAAGAAAAACTGGAACCTTTTATTGAACGTTCATATGAAGAACTTGCGTCGTACGTTTCAGCGTATGACCAAAAGATGAGCATGAAGCGTGAGAACATTGCTGATCGTGGTATTTGGACTGCAAAGAAGCGTTACATTCTTAACGTCTGGGACAGTGAAGGAGTTAGATACAAAGAACCCAAGATGAAAATCATGGGTCTTGAAACAGCAAGGAGCTCTACTCCTGCTTATTTTAGAGACAAGTTGTATGCAGCGTTTAAAATTATTATCGGCAAGACAAATGATGAACTTATCAATTTTATCAATGATGTCCGAACAGAAACGAGAGAAAGACCCTACGAGGAAGTCGCCTTTCCCAGAGGAGTTAACAACCTTGCCAAGTACCGTCACCCAAAGGAAATCTACCAAAAAGGAACTCCCATCCACGTAAGAGGTGCACTACTTTACAATCACTACGTAAAGCACTATAATGTAGAAAACAAGCATCCTCTCATCCAAGAAGGTGAGAAGATTAAGTTCATGTATCTCAAGACACCAAATCCAATTCACGAAAATGCTATTAGTTTCTTTGGTGAGTTGCCAAAAGAATTTGGTATTGAGAAGTATGTGGACTATCAAACACAGTTTGAGAAGTCGTTTCTTGAGCCACTCAAGAACGTGCTACAATGTATTGGTTGGACTCACGAGAAGACCATTTCAATTACTAGTTTCTTTTCATGACTAAGAAAGTTTTTGTTGTCACATGGACGAATCATGTGGTTGGGCAAATTGGTTCTGAAGACATCAAATGTTTTGAGGACTATGATACTGCTCTTGGGTTTGCTAAACTCATGAGCAATGAATATGTTTATGTAAATTTTTATGAGGATGAAGTAACACAATGGGATTCTTAGATACCGTAATTAAAGACAGTGGAAATGAGTTTGCTGGTTTGGTTAGTGAAGGAGTTGCTGCTGGCGACATTACTAATTACGTTGATACTGGCAGTTATATCTTTAACGCCTTGGTTAGTGGTTCGTTGTATGGAGGTCTTCCTGCCAACAAAGTTACAGCCTTGGCAGGAGAATCAAGCACTGGTAAGACTTTCTTTGCTCTTAGTGTCGTTCGTAATTTCCTTGAGTCTAATCCTACAGGTGGCGTCATTTA